ATAACGCACCACCTGCTATGGTTAGATACTTTGACCCATTCGTAGGAACTGGTTTAGGTTCACAACAAATGATGGATACATTTGGATGGGGTAATTACTCACCAGGTGTTTCATTTATGATGCAACCACTTTATGATGATTTATTAAGATTACAAGCTATTGAATTTAATGATATGGTTCGTAAATCTCAATATGGATTCGATATTCAGAATAATAGAATTAGATTATTTCCAATACCTGAAACTCCATATACAGTTCATTTTCATTATGTATTAGAATCAGAAAGAAATAACCCAATAGTGGCTACATCGGTAGTATCTGATTTTTCAAATGTACGATATGATAGAATTCAGTATAGTAATATAAACCACGTTGGAAAACGATGGATTGAAAAATATACATTAGCATTAGCAAAAGAAATGTTAGGAGCAGTAAGAGCTAAGTTTAGTTCAGTACCAATTCCTAACTCAGAAATAACATTAGATGGTGCAGATTTAAGAAGTGAGGCATCTACAGAAAAAGAAATCTTAATTTCAGAATTAAGAGAAAACTTAGAAGCTACTTCTAGAAAAGCATTACTTCAGGCACAACAAGAAGAATCAGAAGCAATGGAATCTACATTAAGTAGAGTACCTAGAGCAATTTATATTGGTAGTTATTTATTACCACTAATTGGAATGTTTGTATGAGAAAAGTTTGGTTAAAAGAAGAGTGTATATATGATATGCAAAAACATAATTTTGAAAGAGATAAGAAGAAAACTAAAGTTGCGTTAGATATGGGTTATAACTTAAAAAGGATACGAGTATAATGGCATTATTTGGTGGACAAAGGGATATGGCTCTATTTAGTAAAATAAACAAAGAGTTAATAACGGATATCATAGATACCGAAGTGTATTACTATAAGGTCATTGTAGAAGATACAAAACAAAACTTATATGGTGAAGGTAAAAATAAAGTATATTACAATCCTGTAAAAATACCAACATTAGTTGATAGAACAAACGCCGAACAAATATTTGATGATTTTGGTTCATCTTACACTAGAAATGCAAACTTTTACTTTCTTAGAGATATTTTAAAGGAGAAAAATATATTTCCTGAAATTGGTGATGTAATTGAGTGGAATGATGAACAACACATTGTAGATGTAACATTCGAAAATCAATTTGTTGCTGGTAAAAACCCAACTACTTGGGATGGTGGTGATGAGCATGGATATAGTGTATCTATTATATGTGAAACGCATGTTGCTAGAAGAAGTCAACTAAAATTAAAAGATGATTTTAGAGTAGGTGTTAACAAAGATAACAATGATTTACCAATAGGAATATAATATGGCGCAACGATATAGAATTAATAGAGATGATAAGATTGATTTGAAGAGAACCCAAAGTTCTACTTCAGATGACCCTATATTGAATAAAGCAAAACAGATTTCTCGTAAAAATGATAATGTAAAAAACTTTCAAGTCGGAATATACGATATTGATTTAGCATTTAAAGATTTTTTAGAAAAGGACGTTAAACCTATTATAGAAGAAAACGGAAAGTTTATTCCTGTTCCTGTAATGTATGCAACTGCAGAAAATTGGTCATCAGCACAAAGAGATGGGTTTCTAAAAGATAATAATGGTAAAGTACAAACACCACTTATCTCTTTTAAAAGAAATGCAGTGGATGTTAATACTGAAATATCTAAGTTGAAAGTTAGAACTGATGAAGATTCTTCTCAATCGTTTGTTAGGAAGTATTCAAATGAAAATAGATACGATGCATTCACACAACTAACGAATCAAAAACCTGTAACTGAAAGGTATATAGTAGATAGACCTGATTATGTGAACTTAACATATGATGTTATTATATGGTGTGATTTTATGGAAGATTTGAATAAGTTGGTAGAACAGATTATATACTTTCAAGGTGGTACATTCGGAGATAGATACAAGTTTCAAATCAAAGGAGAATCATACTCATTTGATACTACCAATGGAGTAGGTGAAGAGAGAATTGTTAGAAGTAATGTATCGCTTACAGCAAAAGCTTATTTAGTACCAGAGCGTACTGGATTAAAGATAAATACTCAAAAAGCATTTGGAGCATCGAAAGTTTTGTGGAAAATTACTCCTAAAATTTAATCTTTCAAATAAAATTATCATATTTATATACACGTAAGGTATAATAATTAAAATTAAAAACAAAAGTTATGGCACAAGTTAAAGAAATCAATGAAAAGCAAGTTATCAATATCGATGAAAAAGATATTGCTAAAGTTAAAGAATTCAGAACAGAATTTGCAGAAGTAGTAGCAAGAATTGGTGAGATAGAGGTAGAACGTTTGAACGCAATGATGGGGTTAGAAAACATCACAGCACTTCAAACAAATCTAGCTGATAAGTTTAAGTCTTTAAGAAATGGAGAACGCACAATCACAGAAGAGTTTCAAGAGAAATATGGTGTAGGTGAGTTTGATATTGAAAATGGAACTTTTACTCCTATGTCATAAATATAATCGTTTCGGATTTTTTAATGTATTTATATATAATAATAAAACCAAAAGAAATTAATAGGAGAATCAAATGGCAGAAAGAATAGTAAGTCCTGGTGTATTTACGAGAGAAAAGGATTTGTCATTTCTACCTCAAGGGATTGGCGAAATTGGAGCAGCATTAATCGGGTCGACAGTTAAAGGACCCGCATTCGTTCCAACAACAGTATCATCATTTTCAGAGTTTCAACAAGTATTCGGTGGATTGACTTTAGATTCATATCTACCATATACGGCTCAAACTTATTTAGAAGATGCTGGAACTGCGACAATCGTTAGAGTATTAGGAAAAGACGGATACACTCTTGAAAATCCAGTAGCATTGACAGTATCATCATCACATGGTATGAAAGTAGTAGCAGTATTACACCCAACACATGAAATAGTATCAGATACAGATGTATTTGATAGTTCAACAATTACAGACCACAATGGCTCAACTGATGTATCAGCATCTTTGTTTTCATTACAATTAAGTGGTTCTGAGGCAGCTGAAGCCGATTATTCATCATCGTTGAATCCAACAAATAATAATTACTTTACAAAATCATTTGGGTTTTCACCAAAAGGTTCAGAAGAAGCGTATGTTTTATCAAACTTTAAAACATTCCAATCAGCATCATTTGCAACTGGTGAGATTCCTGTAGTAACATTAGATGTTGCTAAAGATATTGATTATAGTAAAGCATATACAGAAGCATCTACTCCGTGGATTACTTCACAAAAAGTTGGTGGAAACACAACTAACTTAATTAAGTTCCATACATTATCACATGGTACGGCAACTAACTACGAATTTAAAATCGGTATTCAAGATGTTAAGCCAGCTGGTTCAGTACCAGGTTCTGAGTATGGTTCATTTACTGTAGTAGTAAGACGAGTTGACCAAGATAAGATTGCAGGTTCACCATTCGTAGGTGTAGTTGATTCAGATATCAGACCTAACTTAGTTGAAACCTTCCAAGGTGTTAACTTAGACCCTGATTCACCAAACTACATTGTTAGAGTAATTGGTGATAAGTACATAACTGTAGATGCAGATGGTAAATTATCAACAAATGGTGATTATCCAAATAATTCAGAAAATATTAGAGTTGAAGCTTCAAACGCTGTAATAAACAAAGCAATTGATGAAACTTTAGTACCTTTCGGTTTTGGAGCATTACAAAATCCATTCGGAAGTAAACTTTCATTACCGAATCCAACTTATGTATCAGCACAACAAATCAATCAATCATATAACCCTAAGAAATTTTGGGGATTAGATTTTGATTTTGCAAAAACAGATAATAGAAACTTCTTAGCACCAACTCCTGCTTCGTCAACGGCAGTAGTGGGTACGGCATTCTATTTAGGTGATTACAATCAAGATGCTGGAGCTAACTATCCATCATCAGCAGCACCTAATACTGGAGCAATATCATTAAATGATTCTAATACTTCGATTAACTCTCGTAAGTTCTTAGTACCATTCCAAGGTGGATTTGATGGATTCAAACCAAATAGAGTTGTTTCTTTAGGAAATGATATCTCAGCAGGAAATACGCAAGGATGGGATTGTTCATCAAATACAGCAGCAGGAACGGTAGCATACAGAAAAGCAATAAACGCTGTATCTAATCCTGATGAATTTGATATTAATATGTTAGTAATTCCTGGTCTTATCCACAGATTACACTCTTCAGTAACTACTTTCGCTAAAGATATGTGTGAAGATAGACAAGATACATTCTTTATTATGGATGCATCTGCATGGAGTGATTCAATTTCAACGGCAGTTAACGCTGTTCAAGCATTTGATTCAAATTATGTAGCATCTTACTACCCTTGGGTTAAGATATTGAATACTGATAAAAACAAACCTGTTTGGGTTCCGCCATCTGTAGTACTTCCGGGTGTTATAGCATTTAATGACCAAGTTGCAGCTGAATGGTTCGCACCTGCTGGTTTGAATAGAGGTGGATTAACTTCAGTAATTGAAGCTAAGACAAGATTGACTAGAGTTGAGAGAGATGCACTTTACGAAGGTAGATTGAATCCTATCGCAACATTCCCTGGTCAGGGTGTAACTGTATTTGGACAGAAAACATTACAAGCTAAACCATCAGCATTGGATAGAATTAATGTAAGAAGATTGTTAATCGCAGTGAAGAAATTCATCGCATCATCTACTCGTTACTTAGTGTTCGAAAACAACACAGCAGCTACGAGAAATAGATTCTTATCAATCGTTAATCCTTACTTAGAATCAATTCAACAAAGACAAGGTTTATACGCATTTAGAGTGAAGATGGATGAAACCAACAACACACCAGATGTGATTGATAGAAACATAATGGTTGGTGAGATATTCTTACAACCGGCTAAAACAGCAGAATTTATAGTTCTTGACTTTAACGTACTACCAACTGGGGCAGCATTTCCAGAATAGTATATAAATAATATCTTAGTTCCCCTAATAATTTTAGGGGGACTAACTATTTTTTAAAAAGAACTATATTTATAATAAAGAATTAGAAACAGAGGAAAACAAAAATGGCACAATTATTAGACCCAACAGAAGTAATGTTTACATCATTCGAACCGAAGATGTCGAACAGATTCATTATGTATATAGAAGGAATTCCAGCATACTTAGTGAAAGCAGCCAACAGACCTGAGATAGCGAATGGTAAAGTTACCATCGACCATATTAACGTTAGAAGATATGTAAAAGGTAGAAGTGAATGGAGTAGTTTAACTATATCATTATACGACCCAGTAGTTCCTTCAGCAGCACAAGCAGCTATGGAATGGGTAAGACTACACCACGAATCAGTAACAGGCCGTGATGGTTACTCTGATTTCTACAAAAAAGATATCACATTTAACAGTTTGGGTCCTGTAGGTGATAAAGTAGAAGAGTGGACATTAAAAGGAGCATTTATCGAAACAGCAAAGTTCTCAGATATGGACTACACTGGTGAAGATATCGCAACTGTAGATTTAACACTAGCATACGATTACGCAATATTACAATATTAATTTCAGATTGTTATATTATATATGTATAAATTTAATATCTAGAAACCTCAGCAAATTTGCTGGGGTTTTTTCGTTTAATTAATATTATTTGTATATTTATATATGGTTAGCCAATAGTAAAAATAGTTTTAAAACGAGAAACGTTATGAGTAAAGAAAAATTACAAGATGATTACAAACAACCAGTATCTTCAGCAGATATGGTTGAGCTCGCTAAACAACAATATGAGCAAAAAAAGGTTTCTGATTACAAATTCCCAACAGAAATCGTAGAATTACCATCAAAAGGTTTAGTTTATCCAAAAGAGAACGCCCTATCAAGTGGTAAAGTGGAAATGAAGTATATGACAGCTAAAGAAGAGGATATACTTACTACCCAATCTTACATAAAAGATGGTTCAGTATTAGATAGACTGTTTCAATCATTGATTATATCAAATGGTGAAGGAGCTCCAATCAAATATACAGATATCACATTAGGTGATAAGAACGCAATTATGATTGCAGCTAGAATCTTAGGATATGGTAAAGATTATGAGGTAGAGATTGATGACCCAACACAACCAGGTACGATACAGAAAGAAACAATTGATTTAACTCAATTTGAATCTACAGAGTATGATGGTTCAGGCCAAACAGAATTACATAAAAATGAATTCGAATTCGATTTACCACAATCTAAGAGAAAAGTTACTTTTCAAGCATTAACTGAAAGTAAGGAAAGAAAAATCAAATATCAATTAGAAGCACAAAAGAAAGCTTCTAGAAAGATGAGCGATAAAACTGATAAACAACTTACTATCAGATTGAAAAACACAATATTATCTGTTGATGGAGATACAGACCAAAATACAATTAATCACTTCGTAGATAACGAATTATTTGCGGTAGACTCTAGGGCTCTCAGAACATATATAAACAAATCCGTACCTGATGTTGATTTATCTTATGAATTCATATCTGATGAGACCGGGGAAAGGAGGGAAATGCTACTGCCTATGGGGCTTGGGTTTTTTTGGCCTCAATCTTAACTATAGGAAGCATTTACACTCTCACATTTTTGATTTGATATTCCACGGAAATGGTGGATTCAACTTTACTGATGTTTACAATATGCCTGTTTGGGCAAGAAAATTCTATATAGGTAAAATTGTAGAATTTAGACAAGAAGAACAGAAAGCACATGATAAAGAAATGAAAAAAGCTAAATCAAGAAGAAGATAAATTAATACCCAACGGATTTTTTGATGATTTGTTGGGTATTTCTATATTTATATACAACTAACAATTAAGGGATACAATAATATGGCAAAAATAAAATTATCAACTGTAAAGGAAATCTTCAATGAAGTTGGTGTTAGCGAAGACCTTTTTGATATGTTTAAAAGTAAAAGACGTAAACTTAAAGATAAGTTAGATGGTATCAAAAGTGATATAGATGATATCATAAACTCAGCTCCAACTAAAAAAGATAAAGAAGATTTACAGAAGTTAGCTAACGCTTTCAGAGCAGTTTCAGTACAAAAAAGAAAAATGGGTAGATAAACCTACTAAGTGGTAAACTATAATGGCAAGTAAAAAGAATCAAGAACAACGTGCATTAAATAAAATGATGCGTGAAGAAATTGCTCTTAGAGAAAAAGAGAAATCTCTTCAGAGTGAACTTGTCAATATGGCTAAGGCCAGATATAAAATATCTAATGATGCTAAACAAACTCAACAAGATTTAACAAAAGCATTATTAGAATCTAAAAGTACCGAAGAATCAATTCAATCCATACAAGAGGCAAAAGATAAACTCTTAGAAGAAGCAATCTCTAAAGGTAAAGAGATAAATTCACATTATTATGATAGATTAGATACTCAACAAAAAATCTTAGAGAAACTTAAACAAGAAGAAGATGTTCAAGAAGAAATATTAGGTTTCCAAAAAGAAGCTAAAGATGAACTTATGGGTTCATTAGGTACATTGTGTGATATGTTAAAAGCAGGTACTGCATTAGGTGCCGCTATGGCTCTATTCAAAGGATTAACCGAAGGTA